ATTTTTTGAACATTTTATTCCTTTTAAATAATTTGACGGGCGACTACACGAGGTAATCCGAGGTAAGTTACCCCATGACTAACACAACCAGTCAAAACTTTCAATATTAAGTTTATAGTTATGTGGTTATTTTACCACAAATTATACACTAAAAAGCGCAATAAAGTAATTAAGTATGGGCCTGACTGTCTTGAATAACGTCTGGATGAATTTGACCTGGTGGAGCTTGAGCACCATTTTTAGGAGGAGCAGGTAATGCTCCAGGCCGTGGCTGTCCAGGAACCCCAGGCTGATTGCCCTGACCTGGTATTCCAGGCTGGCCCTTACCCTGTCCTTGCTGTTGTTGTGTCTTTTGTTGTATGGCTTGTGTATGCATCATAATATGTTGTCTAAATTTACCTGTCGGATCTCCGGAAATCTCGGCGGCTTCATGATGTGACCGGATATGTTTAATGTCATCATCTATAGGAGATACCGTAACATTAGGCATGTTATTCAGCAACATCTCATTCTCTAACTCTGGTGGAATAGATATTTTTTCTCTTTCATCAATCAGAATATTTTGTGCCATATTCGGGCCACAAATAGACTGAGTTGCAAAATCGATAAGTGGGCCAAGATCCAGGCGTCTTCCGTTTAATACCTGTGGTCCATAACCTCGTAACACGTTTGCCCAGCCAATCATTTGCTGAACATTCTGAGAACCCATGGCCTTATCAGCGCCGGTCCATTTAAACCAATAACGATTACCAACTTCTTGTGGTGGAATGGCTTCTAATGTCGATTTAACACCATGCTCACCCTCTTCCATAATCACTAAATCTTCTTTTCTAAACTGTAAATCAAGTTCATAGAACCATTCTAAAACCTGATCTAAAACACCGCGCTCAAATCTTTTTACCACATCTCCGATAGTCGCCATTGCTTCTGCACCCTGCTGACCAACCGCAGCGGCATTCTTCTTACCCTTTGGAGCGACCCCAAGCATAGTCTCATTGACTTCCATTGTCTCCATGATCTGTGATTTAATCGCCATTCTTATATTTTGGGCATGTTCATATAAAGGTGGAAATTCAATAACTTTTGTATCATTGGGGCTAGTGGACCATACGGCAGCCATCGCCATCACCATAGAACTGTACTGAGGGTTTTTCATCGGGTCAGTCATAACAATAGGCATTAAGGTATACATAGCAGAATCCTGACCCATGTTACTAATGTCGTTTAACTGATATTGCAAGGCGGCAACAGGAGCCACCATAGACTTACCCCACGCAGATCCAGCTACGCGAGAAATTGGTTCGGTAATAATCGGTATTTTTTGAGACCAGTAAGGATTTTTAATAACCCCCAATACATTAGATGGTCCACCAAAATAAATAATGGCAGGACATTTTTCACCATCAAGTTTTAATTTAGCAAATACCATATAGATCAAAGAAAACTTCTGGCCAGCCTTCATTCGAACGCCAGCGTCCTTAGTTCTCTCTTTCTCGGCCCATTTAACCTGATCTTCCCCTGCATCTTTCTGCAATAGTTTAACGGCACCTTTTAAAAAGATACCTTCGTCAACCTTATCATCGATGGCTTCATCTGTCAGCCTTAATGCTACTGCAACAATTTCGCAGTCCTGAACATTACTGGCCGTAGCCGGAAACATCCATAAATCCTGGGCTGGAATAATAGTTAATTCAGGGCCTTCATCATAAATAGTTTGCTCTTCTATCTCAACCGTATATTCATCCGTACCTTCAATGGGTTTCTTGATCTTTTGTTTTATCGTTCTTTCGCTTGTCTTCCAATCTGGCATTAAAGACCACTGACCCTCTACATCGCCATTAAGAAATAGGGTGGAAACAATTGATCTTAAATTAACTTTTTTAATATATTGCTGGAGAGTAGCGGTGGTTGATGTGGGCATGTCGCCCTGTTCAGAAATAACCTCAAAGTTACTTCCGACATTGGGAAAAGCCATTCCTGTAAAACGTTTTCTACGGGCCTCAATAGCGTCATGGACAATTGGTTCGTATATCTGCGAATCACCATCATATTGTTGATTTTCGCCTAAGTCACAATTATAAATATCCCAATATTCATCAATATTATCGGACTGATCCTGCTTTTCTTCTTTAAATCCGGTCGTGACTTGCTCATAAATCTTGCTTAATTTCTCTTGCAATGATTTATCTTTGGCATAGTTCTTAATTTCATCAACCTCGTCACTCTCGTCTTTGTCTTGAGTGAGGTCTTCCAGATGTTTGTCTTTAGCCATTATTTTTTACGTGTGGTAGTAGCTTTGGCCTCAGGTTTCTTGGCAACAATAGATTGCATTTCTTTAATTTTTGCTTCGGCTTGTTTTTTAGCGGCAGCATGTCTGGTCTTGTCAGACTCAATCTCTTTTGCACGAGCCAAAGTTCTCATGTCATCTTCGGCTTGCCATTTTTTATCAGATATAATCATGATGAATACTTCCTTCTTGGTCTTGAGGTTATATAAGTAACTCCACTACTGGTTGTGGCATAATTAACTTGTTTGGAACTAATTGCATAAGTCATTCTTGGGATGGCTCTTGTCAGATATTTAACACAATCACACAAATGGTCATTCTTTTTTACTATTTTACCATGATTATCGCGTCTATACATAGGTAACTCTTTCAAAAGGTTTCCCAATGTGCTAAAAATCTTTATTCTTCCAGAAATCATGCGCTGATAAACATCAAATATACCAGCCTCAACAGCATTATCAGCCAATTCCAGCTCTAATCCTTCATTTTTATATAATTGTAAAAGTTGCTGACCATCGTGTTGAGACCTTCCTCTTGAAGCGGGGTCGATAAATCCTGTCATTTCACCCCTGGCCTTAATTGCGGAAGCATGGGCGGCTGGAGTTGCTTCACCCATGTAATGCTCAGAATATAAATACAGAATATCAGAATCGTAATCTAAAGCTCCCCATAATGCGGCAGTTCTATTCCATCCCACATCCATCCCATATGATTTTGGCCAATATTCAGGTATCTTAAATGGTTCGCAAATAATATCTTCAAGGCTTACCGGATAAATTTTACCCGCACCTATTGTTGGTATGCCAGTAGACCGTGCTTCTCGTTGATGTGGAGGGATTCCCTCAAGAAACTTCTCCATCATTTCTGGAGTGATATGTGGACAATCCTTCCATCCGGCAATTAGAAGGAATTTATCATCAGATTTATCGGCATCCATAAACATTTGAGTTACTTCCCCCATTCCTTCAACTGGAGTATAAGTATTCATAATCATGCCGCTGGTAGTCATAATCCGCATGTATGCTTCTGTATATATATCTAAGGGTGGTTCTTCATCCAGCCAGATAATATCCTTAGCAGTTCCCTGCCATGCTTCCCTGCCCTGGTCGTATGACTTTAATTGCATGACTGATTTTCCACCAGATACATGCTTTACATAAATATTCTCAACAGCATCGGCCAAACCACGTTTATTTGTTGTTCCCATTAACAAGTCGCCACGAATCAATCCAGTACCAAATTCACCGATATTACCAAGCAATACTAATTGAAGAATATCCCGAACTGTAGTTGTAGTATCGCCACCAGCCCAAACCTGAACGGGCTTATCGAATTTGCGCCCCTCCCACCACTCAGGATATTGCCCCGTCATGTGCAATACCACCTCATAGCCACCCATGGTTGTTGTTTTACCAACCCTGTTTCCGCATAACGCTAAAATTTCAGTGTGATTTTTACCGGCGCGAAAAAACTCCATGTGTTTAGCATAGAGTTCTCTTCGGAGGGGGCCAGTATCGGGGAAATACTGGTCAATACTATTGCGCTTCTTTCGGCTTTCTAACTCTTTGAGTATCTGCTCCGCTTCTAACAGCAGATCATTGCTCATTGATTAAGCCGCTACGCCAGATCCAATTGAAAATACAGATTGCAAAGTAACGGCCTGTGAACCGGCTGTAACGTTCGCTACCGTACCAACAAATACACGTAGACCAGCAACAGGAATTGTAAGTGTACCAGCAGTAGTAACACCAGTACCACCAGCAACAGTAACAGCGCCAGAAGATGTATTAAGATTGACGTAAAACAAAAGGAATGTCTGACCAACAGCAGCATTGGGTCCGAGTGCCGTTATAATATTAGTAGCAGTATCGGTAGTTGAGGCTACAGCAGCCGTAGCGCCAGAACGAACAAATACACCACCAACCATTGAAGTAGCAGACAAAGTATCAGTCGTACCAGCTCCGGCCAAAGTAGTGTACTGGCAGTTAGCCAATTGAAAGATTTTAAGAATATCGGCAAAGCTTGGAATTGATCCAAGATTACCTGGCGGTGGAAATGAGAACATATTTTATACTCCTATTGTTGTCTCCCGTAGGAGTTATAAAAAATTACAGCGATTTACCCTTTTTCATACGTGGACCGCCACCTTTGGATTCGCTTGACTGACCCTTAGTTGGCTTAATATTTTTCGGCAACTTCACTGGTGCAACTTTTTTCGCATCTTTGTTTTTTTGCGAAGTTTTTTGTTTCATTGTCATTTAAATCTCCTGATTAAGATAATAGGTAAATGGTAGCATTATACCACTTTTGTCATGATTACGGTAATTTCGTCAAACTCTAACAGACTTTCGCCAATTTTTTCATAAATCAAACTTACATCAAAGTTAT